ATGGCATCGCTGTTCAGCAAGATCTCCAGCTTCGCGCGGAGCCCGCAGGGCCGTCGCGCCATCGAGCAGGCCAAGCAGGCCGCCAAGGACCCGCGCCGCAAGCAGCAGGCGAAGGACGCCTTCGACAAGCTGCGTGGCGGCAAGGGCAAGGGCGGCCCGGCCGGTCACTGACCCGGTACGCCGGGCGCCGCGGAGCGGATCCGCGCGCCCGGCCCCCGGCGCGGGTGGCCGCCGGGCGGGACGGCCAGGTGCGGTTACGCTGCCCGCCGTGAGCACCCAATCCACCCGAGCCGAGGCGCTGCACCTGACCGGTGAGCGCACCGTGCCCGGGGTCGCCGAGGAGAACTACTGGTTCCCTACGACGCGAACGCTATGCGCCCCCTGGTAGATGCAGGATACAGGGCAACGCTGTACGGGAAGTTTCCACGGCACCGCTAACCGCCTGCTCCGGTGTCGTCGACGATCCGCAGTGGCCGTGGTCTCGGCCCAGGCTGTGCCGGGATGTACGCCGGATCGGCTGCGAGCGCGCCGCCATCGATCGAGGCAAGTTGACGTTCGGGCTCGACGGCCGCCAGCAGCACCTCGGTGGCGGCTCGCTCGAACGAGAACGTCTTGCAGTCGACGTGGAGGGTGCGGGTGGAGCGTCGGTAAAGGGCGTCGTGTCCGTCGAGGTCGTCGAAGCGGACGGTGATTTGGCCGTGCTGGTGGCAGGCCGCGGCAAGCAGAAGGGGCAGGAGAGACATCCATCTGTTGTGCCACGTGGGGATGGCCCGTCACAACGCGGTGGTGGAAAGTTCACCGCCCTAGCCCAACTTGCGTAACGGTTAGGCCAACAGCGGTAACAGTTCGCACAGGTGTTCGATGCTGCGAATGGTCACGCTTCACGCCTCGACCGAGCACGCCGAGGAGTCGTCACCACGTCCTCGCCGGCCGCCTCGATCTCCTCGCGCGAGATGAACCGCGGGCCTGCACCACCCTCGGCAGCGTCCATGCGCCGACGAACCTCGCCCAGGATCTCGTCATTCGACAGCGACATCGGATCGATCGGGGCCGCTGCGGTCTGGCCCACTTCGTCCGGCTTGAGGAACCCCGCAACCACGAACGCTTGCAGGATCGGCAAGTCAAGCGCTTCGGCGACTACGCGCACGATGTCCGGTCGGACGGCGCCGCCGGTCTTCCATCCGTGAAGCCGGGTGCGCGATACCCCGGTCTTGTCCTCGAACGCGATGGTGCTCATGTCGAGCTGATCTAGTCGGCGTTGGACGTACTGGTACCAGGAGGGGAAGTCCTGAGTGCTCATAGGCCACCACTGTACGTGCTCGCACGCAACGTTGTCGCGCGGAACGGACACAGTTACGGCAGGTAGACGAATCACACCCATGTAGTTCACCGTGCGTCCGCGCATCACGCAAACCTGTCCCCGCACGCATCACTGTTGCGTCCACGCATCAGTACGCGTACTGTTGCGTCTACGGACAAACGTAGCGTCCGCACACACACGGAGGATCGATGGCACGCGAACTGCGACCCAAGCCCGACCAGTTCCGCAAAGCCTGCGAGCTGCACGGCATCCCCAGCGACTCCGCACTTGCCCGCGCAATGGACATCCACCGCACCACCGTCGCCCGCGTCCTCGCCGGCGACCTCGTCCCCGGCGGCGCGTTCATCGCGGGCGCGCTCTACGCATTCCCCGCGCTCACCGTCGATGCCCTCTTCGACAACGTGCCGGCCGAGCAGTGACCGCCACCCCAGACATGAAGAACCCCCGCCGTCCAGTGACCAAACCGTCGGCGGGGGCTCAGGAGACGACCGCCCCGAAGGAGCGACCGATGACCACATCATACCGACCGAACACGCCCGTATCCCCCGGCGACACGACCCTCGCCGTCCTCCTCTCCTCGCGGATGGTCGACAGCTTCGACTACCGGCCGATCGACGACATCCAGTGCGACAACTGCGCGGACCTCGGCGCCGTAGTCGAGGTCAACGTCTACTTCCGCCTCGGCTCGGTGCGTGTCCTCGCCCGCGAGGTGTGCGCCGGATGCGCGTTCGACGCGGCCTGCTCCGTGTGGGAGAGCTGCGACACCGAACTCCACCTGGAAATCGACCCGGGCGCCGCCCGCCGCTACGGAATCGAGCCTCCGGCGGTGAAGCGATGACCTGGCACACCAAGAAGCTCGTTGCGTTCGACACGGAGACCACCGGCGTGGATGTCGAGTCCGACCGGATCGTCACGGCCGCGGTGCTTGAGATCGACCCCCTGGAAGGGGGGATCGTCCGCCACGAGTGGCTGATCAACCCTGGAATCGACATCCCCGCCGAGGCGACCGCCATCCACGGCATCACGGACGCAATGGCCGCCGAGGGCCGGGACCCGGGCGAGGCGGTCGCCGAGATCGCCCTCCACCTCGGCGCGGCGTGGATGGAGATGACCCCGGTCGTCGCCTACAACGCCAGCTTCGACCTCACCCTGCTAGACCGGGAACTACGGCGCTACCGGGGCGAGGGCCTGTGGCACGGCTCGGTGATCGACCCACTCGTCATCGACAAGCATTTCAACCGCTACCGGCCCGGATCGCGGAAGCTCGTCGACGTCGCGAAGCACTACCGCATCGCACTGTCCGAAATGGACGCTCACGGCGCCGCCGCCGACGCACTCGCCGCCGCACGGATCGCGTGGACACAGGCCCGCTGGTACTACCCCGAGATCTCGCGGATGCGGCTCCCCGAGCTGCACGCCAATCAGGAGCAGTGGCACGCCGAGCAGGCCGCATCGCTCGCCGACTACTTCCACCGGCAGGGACGGCACTCCGACGCCGACAGCGTGTCCCTCGACTGGCCGCTCCGCCCCGCCCCCGCAAGCAAGGCGGCCACGGCATGACCGCGCCGCGCCACTCCCCCACCACCACAACCGGAAGGAACCCCATGCCCAGCAACGAAATCGCCGTCGCCGAGCAGCAGCCCGCGAAGCGGCCGGTTGCGCTCACCGGTCGACAGGGTGACCTCGACACCGCTTACCGGCTGTCGCAGAACCTGTCGGTGTCGAACTTGATTCCGAACGACCTCAAGGGCAAGCCGTCCGATGTGCTGGTGATCCTGCTGTACGGGCAGGAGCTTGGTCTCGCGCCGATGCAGGCGATCCAGACCATCGACGTGATGAAGGGCCGCCCATCGCTGCGCGCGAACCTGTGGGTCGCCCTGGCCCGCAGGGCGGGCCACAAGGTTCGCGTCACCGAGAACACGGCGACGTCCTGCACGGTGACGGTGATCCGTTCCGACGACCCGGACGGTCCGATCTCGGTCACATACACCATCGACGACGCCAAGACCGCCGGGCTGACGTCGAACGCGAACTACCAGAAGAACCCGAAGGCCATGCTGTACGCGCGTGCCGCGTCGACGGCGATCCGGCAGGCGTGCCCCGAGGTCGCGATGGGGTTCTCCGACGAGTACGAACTGGCCGAGCCGGAACCCACCCGGCCGACGCTCGCGCAGGTCGCCGCCGAGCGTGTCCCGGCCGCTGCCGAGCCCGCCCCGGTACAGGAGCCCATCGAGCAGCCTGACGTCCCGGACGCGGACCTGCTCGCCGACCTCGCCGAGATCGAACGCGAGAACGCCGCCCCCGCCGACGAGCCGGTCGACGCTCTGTGGTCCGAAGGTGGTGACCAGTGATGGACAGCGGATACGGGAACCGGACCTACCAGTCGATCATCACCGCCCCCGGTGGCGTGCAGGTCTCCGTGACCATCACCGTGCCCGAGACCCTGGTCTGGAAGGACAGCAAGGAGTGTGCCGAACTTGCGCAAATGGCTGCGTCGCACGGAATGGCCCTCGTTGACCGCTCGCGGGCGGAGAGGGCGCCGTTCTGATGACCACCACCGAACGAGAGCGCACCACCGCCGACCTCCTCCTCGAATGGGACCGCGAACGGCCGCGGTCCCGGCAGCGGGAACTCGGCTGGTCCGAGGTCGGCGGCTGCCGTAGACGAGCGGGGTACCGGCTCGCCGGCACCGAACCCACAAACCCCGGCGGGTCCGTGCAAGCTGTCCTCGGCACCGCGATCCACGAGGCAGTGCAGCAGCGCCTCAACGAGACCGCAGGCCCGGACGACCTGGTGGAGGTCGCCGTCGAGTTCGCCGGGATCCCCGGCCACATCGACCGGTACGAGGCCGACACCGAAACGCTGGTGGACGTGAAAACCACCAGCTCACGGTGGCTGGAGACGATCAAGGTCGAGGGGCCGACCCGCTCACACCTGTGGCAGATCAACGGCTACGCCGCCGCCCTGCTCATGCAGAAGGGCAAAGCGGTCCGGGTCCGGCGCATCGTGATCGACTACATCGCCCGCGACACCGGCGAGCTGTGGCGCTGGACCGGGACACCAGACCCCGCGGCCGTGCGCGAAGCCATGACGTGGCTCAAGGCGGTGCGGGCGACTCCAGTCGAGATGCTGAACCGCGACTACTCCCCGGACGGCCCGTTCTGCGGGCACTGCCCGTTCTTCGACACCTGTTGGGACGGGCACGTATCCGACCGGGATCTCCGCTCGGTGCTGTACATGGAGGACCCGGACGCCGCCGGGTGGGCCGAGAAGCTGCACCAGGCGCGCGCCGACAAGAAGGCCGCCGAGACGCGCGAGGACGAGGCGAAGGGCGCACTCGACGCGCTGCGCCCCAACACATTCGGCCGCTCCGACCCGCTCGACGTGGGCTGGGACAAGAACATCGAGTGGCGCATCACCACCACCAACCGGCTCGACGCCGACGCGGTACGCGCCGAGTACCGAAAAGTCGGCGCCGAGCCACCCACGAAGCCATCCGAGACGACGAAGCTCGTGTTCGTCCCGAAGCCCGAGGTGGCCCGATGACGGCGGCAGGTGGGAAGCCGTGCCGGAAGGTGCGGTTCCCCACCCTCGCCGATGCCGAGACTGCGCTACTCAACGCGAAAGTCGCACGGTTCCTCCGTCCACACAGGACCCGGCGCCACGAGGAACGCGCCTACGTCTGCCGCGAATGCGCAGCCTGGCACCTCACCAGTCAGCCACCACGAAACCACCCACCATCCACAATGGAGGAAGCATCGTGACCGATCAACTGACGCTCGGATTGGACGATCGGCACGCCGGGCAGGCCGCGAACCTCGCCGCCGGCACCAAGGGCTACCGCGACGACACCGAGCGGGTGAAGGTGGCACTCGACACCCTCATCCGATCCGGGACCACGTTCACCGCACACACCGTCTACACCATCGTGCAGCTCGACGGAGGCGGCGCAGGTTTCGACAAGAACCTGATCAGCAGCCGCATCGGCCGCGCCGCACAGGACGGCGTAATCGTCCACACCGGACAGTGGGTCAACAGTCCACGCCGATGCCGCCACGCCAGCAAGATCAAAGAATGGCGCGGAAACAAGACTCGGATTCCGGATCAGCGGGATTCGTAGACATGCCCCGGCATGGCAGGACGAGCCGAGGCACGGCAGTGCTTGGCCGGGCCCGGCTAGGCGTGGCAAGGAAGGCGCCCCGACGGTCGTACGGCGGGTTCGACTCCCACCGGGAGCACGCAGGGCGTGGCATTGCGTGGCAATGCGAGGCCAGGCCAGGCGCGGCAGGGAGCAACACCAGGGAGAGCGGCACACACCCCGGTTCAAGTCCGGGGCTCCCACGCACGGCATGGCGCGACGAGGCGTGGCTTCGCATGGCTAGGCCGGGCCGGGCGGGACTAGGCAAGGGAATGGGGCGGTACTGGCAGACACCTGGGTTCGAGTCCCGGGACCGCACGACCCGGCATTGCCGGGCGCGGCTGGTCTCGGCGCCGCAAGGCTGGGCAGCGCGCGGCCGGGCGTGGCAGGGAGATAGGCGGGTGGCTGGCAGCCACCGGGGTTCAAGGCCCCGGCACCCACGCGGGGCATGGCTCGGTGCGGCTGTGCCTGGCGTGGCTAGGCGAGTCCTGGCATGGCATGGCAAGGACGGGCGAACGGCATACATCGGGGTTCGAGTCCTCGACGCCCACGACTGGGAATGGCACGGCAGTGCTGGGCCCGGCAGCGCTCGGATGGGCGCGGCGAGGCAAGGAATCACCACCACACCAAGGAGAACCACCGCTATGCGAATCGAAATGATCGGCACCGCACCCCTGCTCATGCACAACGTGCGCCTCGCCGACGACCAGGACCCCTACGTCAAGGCGATCAAGAAACTCACCGCCAAGAAGACGAAGAAAACCGACGACGACAAGATGGAGATCGATCGACTGTCGTTCGCCGGCGGCATGTACCACGACGACGACCTCGGCCCGTACCTCCCCGCCGAGAACATCTTCCGCTGCCTCATGGAAGCAGGATCACTCACTCGATCCGGAAAGAAAATCGAGCGCGGCGTCATCTTCGACGGCACCCGCGCCCGCCTCAACTACGACGGCCCCCGCGACCTCGAAACCCTGTGGGGCGACGACGGAGCATCCCCATTCGTCGACCGTCGCATGGTCGCCGTCCAAAGGCAGCGCATCCCCCGCGTCCGCCCCATCTTCCCCGACTGGTCCGCGACGATCGGCGTCGAGATCGACCCACAGGTCATCGACTTCGACGAGTTCGAAGACATCGTTGCGAAGGCCGGGCGCCTCATCGGAATCGGCGACTACCGCCGTTTCTACGGCAAGTTCGAAGGCAAGGTGACCGGCTGATGACGGCATTGTTCCAGCCAGCAGACGGCGACCGCGCACGCTGGCGCCACGTCTACGAACTCGTTCTGTCCCGCACACCCGGCGACGACATCACCGTCCAAGAAGTGTGCGACCTCCTCAACATTCCGGCGCACACCGCGTGGGCCGTCATGCTCGACGCGAAGAAGCACCTCGAACAGGACCGCCAGCAGACAGTGAAGTCGGTCAGCAAGTTCGGGTGGATCGTGATCGACGCCAAGGGCAACCTCGACGAGATCGAACGCCGCCGTCACAAGGCACACCGCGCAACCAGTCGAGCGGCACGCCTCATCACGGCCACAGACCGGGGTGCGCTATCCCCGATCGACCGGAACCGACTCGACTTCGAAACCCGCAACGTGCTCGCCGCACGGTCCCTCTACGACCGAAAGTCCCGGTCGTTCGCGGAACTCCAGCGGGAATCCCAGCAGCGCCGCATCACGGATTCCACCGCGGCACCACCATCACAACGCACCACCGGGAACTGACCACCCCCGCGGGCCGCGCCAGACACCACCGGCGCGGCCCCACCTCATCCAGGAGACCAACCCATGACCGCCACACGCCAAACGTTCACCAGCCAGTACCGCGACGAAACCGCCGCCTGTCCCCACATCACCCCCGCCGACGCGTCCCGCTGGGCCGACCAAGCCATCTACGACGCCCAAGACCTCATCGCCGACATCCGCGACCTCGACCCCCGCCAGATCGTCGGCCGCCTCGTCCTCTGGGGACAGCACTCCCCCGCACGCCTCGTCGTCGCCACCATCGCACTCGCCGCCATGTGCGACCCGCACCGCGGCACCGGCGACGCCCTCGCCTGGCTCAACACGCTGGCGGTCGCCGCATGAGACCCCTCGAACTCCCCCAACCACCAGCCTGGATGACCGGCGCCCTCTGCGCACAAACCGACCCCGAAGAGTTCTACCCCGAAAAAGGCGGATCCACGGCCGCCGCGAAACGCATCTGCCAAGCCTGCGACGTGCGCGTCGTCTGCCTCGCCTACGCCCTCGACCGCGGCGAACGACACGGCATCTGGGGCGGCGTATCCGAACGCGACCGACGCGCCATGACCGCCGAACAACGCCGCAACCACCCCAACAGCCGGCCCAACACCCGCGCAGGACAACCCGCCGACCCACTCGTCGACGCCGAAATCATGCGGCTCACCCACGCCGGCCACTCCGCACGAGCCATCGCCACCGAACTCGGCATCACCCACCGCCGCGTACAACGAGCCCGCGCCCGCAACCGGCCCGCGCAGGAGGTGGCCGCATGATGCCTGCCGGATCCGGGCCGCACGCCGAAATGATCGGCGACGCCACCGCGGAAGCCAAGCAGCGCTCCGAGGAACGCCGCGAGCGAGTCCTCCGACACCCCGACCTCGCCAGCCAACTCACCGCCATGCCCGGCCCGTACCGCGACCCCCGCACCTGGAACGGCTACGTACCGCCGTCCCACGACGCCTACAACCGCCCCAACGACTCCCCCCGGCGGGCGGTGCTGGTCCGGCTCTGCGCCGAGGCGCTGCGCCGAGACAGCATGGCCGCCGCCGAAGCCGACTACGACGACCCCCAGGAGACCCCGTAATGCCGTGGTTCAAGTCCGACGACAGCTTCTACCGCCACCCCAAGGTGCGCAGGCTCGGGAAGGACAAGCTGCCCGCCGTCGGCCTGTGGCAGCTCGCCGGCACCTGGTGCGCCGACAATCTCGACACCAACACGTGCGATGGGTTCATCCCGGCCGAGCAGATCGCGCTCTGGGACCCAAGGCACCGGTATGCGCGCAGGCTCGTCGCAGTCGGCCTGTGGTCGGAAATCGACGTCGACGGGGAGCACGGATTTCGGTTCCACGACTGGGCTGACTACCAGCCGACGAAGGCGTCGGTCGAGGCCGAGCGGGAAGCGTGGCGGGAGAAGAAAGCGGCTCAGCGCAAAGGAAAGTCCCCAAGGGTGTCCCCGGGGGACAATCGGGTGGACTCACCGGAAGACAATAGTCACGGAATGGTCTCTTTGAGGCAACATCGGTCGTTACCTGCGCAAAACCGGACGCCCGTACTGGACACGGTTGAACACGCAACCACCACGCACGAACACGCACCCCACGAAGAAAACCCCAGGTCAACCACCACAGAAGAACAACTGTCCCCCAGGGATACCCCCGGGAGTCCACCCCCAAGTCCCCCTATTCCCGTACCCGTACCCGTACCCGTTCCTTCCAGTGGTCACCTAAGGAGGGGGGACGCGCGCAACGAAACCTCTCACCAACCCCCACCCCCAAAACCCCCCGAACACTGCCCACAACACCCCGGCGGAACCCCCGAACCCTGCGGCCCCTGCGCCGACGCACGACGCTCCACCCACACCTGGGACCAAGCCGAAACCCACCGCCGCAACCAACTCCGCGCCGAACTCGACGCCGCACGCCACAACCCCGACCTCCGCTGCCACCACGGCACCGACGCCGGCCACTACCGACGACCCGACACCGGCACCAGCCCCTGCGCCCTCTGCCGCCAAGAAACCCACACCAAAAGCGCATGACCAGCACAGATGCGACGAACGTTCCCACGCGCACAGGCCCGCGTGAGCCGTTGGGGGTTGCTTTCGCGAACACTGGTGTTGTGCTTACGCGTCGCTGTTGCGTCTGCGCACGCACGGGTGTAGCGTGAACAGTACACCGGCACGACGGTGACACTCGCCAAGGAGACGACATGATCGACAACACCGCGCCTGACCAGCGCACCGAGGACGACGACGCCGTCCGTTTCAACACGGCCGCGTGGCACACCGAGATGGACGCCACCAAGCCGATGCCGAGCCTGTACGCGTTCGTCTACTTGCACGAGACCGTGAGCCTGTTCCTGCGTGGCGTGGCAACGCGATCTTCGCTGCTCGATGCGTTGGTGAAGACCGACGTCGGAACCGCCGACGCGAAAGCCGGTGCGTGATGGCCCTGTGCGGTAACCCGGTTGTGGAGCCGGTGACCGGTCCGATCAGCCGTGACGACTACATGCAGGTCCTCGTCGCTCGACAGCAGGCGTGGCACGCCCGCAATCCGCACGTGAAGCTGCCCGCGCTGTACGAGTGGTTCATTGAGGACGGCGACGAGCTGTACGTGATCGTGCCGAAGCAGGCACCCGCACCGAAGAAGACGGTGACGCCACGGGTGTATCGGTCGGCGGAGTCGTTGCGGGCGGAGCGGGACAAGCTCGACGCCGACATGGCCCGGGTCGCGGGGGCGGGTGATCCCGGTGACCGTGCGGCCACGAACCTTTCCCCGTACTCCCGGTCTCGTGCTGCTGCGTCTGCGGGTCGGCGTCGGTTCGCGCAGATGGATCGGGCATTGGAGCGGTACACGGCCATGTCGCGGCGTCGGGACGCGTTGGACTCTCGGATCGCGAAGGCTGAGGCGCGCGAGGCCCGCCGGAACGGGGACGCGTGATGGCGAACCGTCCCGCTGATCTACCGAGCCGCTTCCGCGTGCAGAGCCGTTTCCTCAGCGGGCACGACCTCTACTGGGTCTGGGACTCGGAGAAGTCGTGCCGCATCGGGAACACCACCACACAACCCGGAAGGGCGACCCGCCTGGCAGCGACCCTCAACGCCGACCAGGCAGCGCAGGAAGCGGCCAAGCCGTGACGGCCCGTCTGCGTGTCCCGTCCACCCGGGGCTGGCGCGTCACGGTGGGGCGTGTCGCGGATTGGTGGGACACCACGGGCCGCGGTGACGCCGCCGTCATCGCCCTGGTCCTCATCCCCGCGCTGCTGGCGTTCATCGGGGGTTGGGTGTTGCCGACCGCCATCGCACCCGAGCTGTACGCCCTCCCCGCCCCCAACCTGCTCGTGCTGCGGCTGATCGCGGCGATCCCCGCCACCCTCATCGCCCTTGGGGCGACCCTCCTCACGATCGGACAACACCGATGACCGACGAAACCCCCGTCCACGAAGACGTGGCCCGCGACCTTCACGCCCTGGCCGACTTCATCGCCGCCAACCCACAGCTCGCCGACTACTTCCGCTACACCAAGGTCGCCGTCAACGTGTTCCCTCGCACTGACAACCCCACTGCCGAACTGGCGGAGTTCGCGCGCACTGCACGCCGCAACGGCGCGAAGGTCACCAAGGACGGCGACGACGAGTGGTTTTTTGTGCGGGCATCTTTCGGTGGGCACGCCAAGGTGGAGCTGAACGCTCACCGCGAGAAGGTGTGCGAGCGCGTCCAGACCGGCACCGAGACCGTGACGAAGACCGTGCCGGACCCCACGGTGGATGTGCCGATGGTCGAGCTCACCGAGGAAGTCCCCGTCTACGCATGGGAGTGCAAGCCGCTACTCGCCTCCACGGAGGTGACGGCATGACGAGCCCCCACAAGGCCACCGTCGAGGGCTTGCACAGTGCGCTGTCTGCCGTGATCGAGGTGTGCCAGGACACCCGGTACGACCACGCCACACGGATGGCTGTTCTCGATGCCGTCAACGCTGCCGCCTGGGCACAAGCACACGGGACGGAACCGGTGAAAGCGGCCGGGCTCACGATCGTCCCAGTCTCCGCAGAGTGGCACGAGGTGTCGGCATGAGCGGCTACACCGTGACCGTCCACGACTCCGCCGCCCTGTACGTCGTGGCTTTGCACGTCGACGGGCTGCTCGGCTACGTGGCCGCTTCCGACGAGTGGGTTGACGGCACCGGAACACCGCTACCCGAACACATCCAGCAAGCGGCGGAGCGGTTGCGGTCCGCTGGGCTGCTCCCCGAATTCGAGGTGACCCGATGACGAACACGCGACCCGCCCCGCCACCGCTCGAACCCGTCGCCCCGCCCTGCTCCATCTGCGCCACCGAAACCGCCGTAATCGACAACTCGTTCCAGTGCGACCGCTGCGAATGCTCATGGCCCCTCGACGGCATCGGCATCGAAGACGGCGACTGGGACAACCCCGACACCGAGCAGTGCCGATCCGTCATCCAACCCTTCGCCGACGCCCCGGCGCGATACGACGACATCCGCGCCGTCAATCACCGCTGCTACCGCGAACACGGCCACGATCTCCGGCACACCAACCCGGACCTGTCCGGCACCTGGTCATCCGACGACCCCAACGTCCGCGAGATCCAGGAGGCCACCCGATGAGCGACGAACAGTCCACACAGGACACCCCCGCAGCCGGGGACGACGTGCGGGTGACATGGCCGGACGGCACCCGTACCTACGTCGTCTGGTCAAGTGAAAAGGTAGACCTCGGCCCGGGCACCGACGTCGAAATCATCCGACGCGCCAACGAAACGGACGGTGCGCAGTGATCACCGTGACCGATCTTTTCTGCGGCGCCGGCGGCTCCGGGCTCGGCGCCACCGCGATCCCCGGCGTCGAGCTCGTCATGGCCGCGAACCACTCCCCACGGGCGATCGAGACGCACTCGCTGAACTTCCCCGACACCGAACACGACGTCGCCGACATCTCCCAGGTCGAACCCCGCCGCTACCGGCGCACCAACATACTGTGGGCGTCACCGGAATGCACCAACCACTCCATCGCTAAGGGCCGGAAACGCAAGAGCCAGCCGGACTTGTTCGGGGAGATGGTCGCCGACGACGTGGCGGAACGGTCCCGGGCGACGATGTGGGACGTGCCCCGGTTCGCCGAGGTACACCGCTACGACGCGATCATCACGGAGAACGTGGTGGACGCCGCCTGCTGGGACATGTTCCCCGCCTGGCTCATGGCGATGAAGTGTCTCGGCTACGAGCACCACATCGTGTTTCTCAACTCGATGCACGCCCCGGCGATCGCAGCGCCCCGTGCACCCCAGTCCCGCGACCGCATGTACGTCGTGTTCTGGCGCAAAGGCAACCCGCCGCCCAACCTCGACATTCGGCCGCTCGCCCACTGCCACGGCTGTGACCGCGAAGTGCAGGCGGTGCAGGTGTTCAAGCAGCGCACCCCAGCGTGGCCGCTCGCACGGTGGGGCCGCTACCGGGCGCAGTACGTGTACCGGTGCCCGACCGCCCGCTGCCACGCCGAAGTCGAACCGTACGCACTGCCCGCGGCGTCGGCAATCAACTGGTCACTGCCCGGCCAGCGCATCGGGGACAGGGCGACACCGCTGCGGCCGGCGACGATGGCCCGCATCAAGGCCGGGCTCGCCCGCTACGCCACCCCACAACTGGTCCCGTCGGGCGGCACCTGGAACGACACGACCTCGCCGGTGTCGGAGCCGATGCGTACCCGGATGACGCGGGAAACCGACGCGCTACTCATTCCAGTGGAGGGCCGCGACGGCAAGTACGCCGCACCCGCTCACCGTCCAATGAGGACGCAGACGGCCCGGCACGAAACTGCGCTCGTCGTCCCCTACTACGGCACCGGCCGCGCCCGGCCCGCCCGTGACGCGCTGCCGACGATGGGCACCGTTGATACCGCCGGGGTCGCGTTCATCGCCGAGCTCCGTGGCGGCGGCTCCGATCACCGCCCGGTCACCGACCCGCTCGCCACGGTGTGCGCGTCGGGGAACCACCACATGCTCGTCCGCCAGAACACCGCACGCAGCAACCCCGGGCAGATGTGCACCCCGGTCACCGAACCGGCCCGCACCCTCACCACCGCCGGCCACCAGTCCCTCGTCGGCTGGCAGACAGCACCCCCGAAGGTCGACGACTGCACCTTCCGGATGCTGTCCGTCCCCGAGATCCAGGCAGCGATGGCGTTCCGGCCCGACTACATCGTGACCGGCAGCAAGCGGGAGCAGGTGATGCAGCTCGGCAACGGCGTCACTCCGCCGGCCGCCGAGTGGCTGATCCGTTCCGTCATCGCATCCCTCGAAGCCACGGAAGCCGCGGCATGACCACACAAGGAGAACCGATGACCGTGCAAGAGCTGATCACCATCCTCGAAAAGCACGACCCCCAAACGCTCGTGCAGGTGTACACGGAAAAGACCTGTGGTGGGTCCCCTGCTACCGGGGTGACTGTGTGGGAGGACGGGGTGTGCATCGATGGGTGAGACCTGGACGGACCTCATATCGGAGAGCCAGCTTGCCAGCTACGAGCGTCGCGCCTACACGGACAGGTGGGGCCGGGACCAGTGGATCGATCAGTTGATCTCGGACGGCGTGCTCATGACGAGCGCCGCTGTGGATGCCCAGGTGGCCGACATTCGGGCGATGCTGGCTGCGGCTATCACGTCCACAGAGCAGCGGCACGCGGCGCGCATGGCCAGCATCGACGAGCACACCCGCGAGCTGGCCCGCCAGTCGGAGCGGGTGCATGCGCTGGTGAATGTGCGACGGAAGACGTTGCGTATGGCGGATTTGATGGCTGCGCTGGGACTGGCGGCACTTCTACCCGAGGAGAAGCGATGAGCGAGTTGTCGAAGCGGCTCACCGACGCGGCTGCAAAAGCGATCTTCTGCGAGAACCCTTTCGACCGCGACGAGTTGGCCGCGTTCATCCGGCTCGCCATCGACTGCCACCTGGACGGCGGGCACATCGCCGAGCGCATCCTCGCCGCCGGGTGGCGTCCCCCAACGAATCCAGCCGACCCGGTGGCGATCCACCGCGTTGCCGTCGCGATCCACGACACATTCGAGACCGGCACGACCACGAGTTTCACCGACGTGCACGAGTGGTACGACGAAGCCCGTGCCGCCATCCGTGCTCTCACCGAGGAGGCGTGATGCCACAGAGGATTCAGCGGAAACGCACCGCCGGGTGGCGGATGCCCGAGGGAGCTGTGTATGTCGGGCGGCCCAGCGTCTACGGCAACCCGTTCCGTGCAGGGGTCGACTACTGCTGGCCGACGATCCGGTGCGGAACCACCCCGCAGGAAGTTGTTGCCGCGTTCCGGAACTGGATCGGACAGGACACGCTGGACCCGTGGGTGTGCGACCGGGGACTGATCGTCGCCCACGTCAAGCTGAAGGCCGCGCTTGACCGTGGCGACCTACGCGGCCGGGACCTTTGCTGCTGGTGCCCGCTCGATCAGCCCTGCCACGCAGACGTCCTGCTGCGCATCGCCAACGAGGGAGACCAGTCGTGACCCGCCGTTGGTGGTTGTGGGCGTACGTCACCTCCTGCTACCGGGCCTACCGGGACAGCGGGAAATCCACCAGGCAACGCACCCTCGACAACGATCGGAGGAACCGGTGACCACAGTGGACACGCTCACGTTCGAACTGGACGTGCCGATGGTGAAGAACGCGCCGCCGCTCACCTCGAACCAACGTCTGCACTGGCGTGCCCGGTCCGCGCTCACGAACCTGGTGCGCCTCGGAGTCACGAACGCCGCGAAGACGGCCCGCATCCCCTCCGGCCACCACCTCACCGTCACCCTCCACTACCGGCCCGGCGACAACCGCCGGCGCGACGCCGACAACCTCGTCCCCACGTTGAAGGCCGCCTGCGACGCGCTCGCCCGAGGACCGCGCCGCGACTGGATCGGCCTCGAACTCGTCCCCGACGACACCCCCGAGCACATGACCAAGCGGATGCCCGAAATCCACAGAGGACCCGGCGTGCGGCGACTGTGGCTCACCGTGGAGGTACAGAGCTGATGGACTCTCCCAAGCCGACCTACCTGCCCGCGGAACTTGCGTGCGTACTCGACGACTCCATCCCCCCGGAAGTGTCCGGGTCCGAGTTGTACACGTTGCGGCGCCTCGCAGAGCGGATCTACGCCACGGGCTACAACGACGGTCACCGCAGTGGATTCGATGAGGGGTTGGCATACATGCGCCGCCCCAACGTCAACGACGTCAACGAGGTCCGGCAGGCCATCGAGGCGAAGAAGGTCGCATCGTGACCGCCGCCGATGTGCCGCGCCTCCCCCGCAGTTTCCCCGAATGGCACGACCGCGCGCTGTGTGCCGAGTTCCCGGAACTGTCCATGCGCAGGACCGTGGACAAGGACGGGGATCGGGTCGTCTGGAATGCGTGGATCGAGGCGCGACCGGGCACCCCCGAACACCGTGCTGCGAGGCTCATCTGCGCCGCATGCCCACTGCGCCTCGACTGCGCCACCTCGGCCCTCGAACGCGGGGAGCCGTGGGGCATCCACGGTGGCCTCGACCGCCGCGACCGGAAAGGGGTCGCCGCCGCTTACGACTACCCGCCGCCGTCCGTCCTCCCCGACCACGGCACCAACAGCCGGTACGCCAAGCACGGATGCGACTGCCAGGACTGCAAGCAGGCCCACGCCGTCTACGAATTCGACCGGCGCGCCCGCGTCCGCCGCGCACGGCAACAACGCGACATCTGGCTGTCGCCCCTCGCCGTCGCCGGCCCCGTCACCTACATGCGCCGCCGCCAATGCCCCGGACAGCTCCTCCTCCCCCTGCCCGGCCTACCGGCGCCGAAATGGACCCGGCCCCTCGGACCGCCCACGCTCGAACTTGCCGCATAGGCACGATCGAGGGAATCAGCGCCGAACAGAGAACTGGAGCCGTGAGTTACCAGACGCGGCCGGCGCTTTTATACCCGAAGTACCGGGGGTGCATTTTCCCCGGACGATCGTCAGAGTTGTTGACCGGCAAGAGGAAGACGTGGAGCGCCCCACGCGCCATCGCACCGTGCTTCTCGTGAACGAACCAGGTGTCCTCGACCCGGTAGCGCTTCCCGTCGTCCCATACGATCCCGGCGCCGATCTGAGGATAAAGGCCACCTGGGAACTCGTCTCCCCCCACTTGCTCACCGTTGACGTAATAGATGATCCCTGGCTTGAACTCAGTCATGCCCGGGATCTCGCATCCCGACGTCCAGGCGTTACCGCCGCGTCCGCTACACGATCGGGCGTAGCCGCGCCGGAACGCGGTCCGTTGACGCTCTCTCCGGCATGACGATCACGATTCGGCCGCTCGGCGAGTACGAGCCGCCCGCACGTAACGAGCCCGCCGACGACGGCGACTACCAGGAACCACCACCAGAGGAGCGACCATGCCGATGTTCGAGTACAGGGCAACCATGCACGACGGGACGGAGCACGAAGGGCAGATCGAGGCCGTGGATCTCTCCCATGCCCGACTGGAGGTCCCCGCCATGTTCACGGTCGCGACTACCGGCGAGTGGACGATGACCGAGCCGGCGGCGCGCATCTCCATTCTCCGACTTCCGTAGACTGCGCCATCTTGCCACAGTCGAACACGTGTTCTACCGTGTCGGGTGCCGGTCGTGGAGGGGGAAGCTCTACGCACCGGCCCCAACCACCACCAGGGGCAGGCATGTACGGATACCGGGCCATCCACAAGGACACCGGCGAGCTGCGAATGTTCCCGCTGCGTGAGCAAGCAGAGTCCGTGCTCCATGCTGAACTCGGCGACTGGACGATCGAGCGGACCTACAACCCCGCATGGCGATTGCCCATTCCGATGCTGCCCGACGCCAATGGCTACCCCGCCGACCACCCCCTTCACCGGCCGCGCCGCGCCGACGACCGCGAACGCCGCACCCACGGGTAGCCAATCAGTAGCGTCACCGACCGCAGACTTTTTGCCGGCGCCGTCAAAAAGTCCCGTCGCCGAAGCCCGCGCCGCCGAACAACGCGGCGAGTAACACCCCCGCCGCAAGATCACCCCATGCCCTGGCAGCCCACAGACCCCGACGTCGAGGCCGCGATCATCGCCGCCATCGACGCCGGGCCGCCGTCCTACCGGCAGCTCCACGCCGACTTCGGGGTGTCCCTCGACACCATCCACCGCATCGCCGAACGCAACGGCCGCGCCGACGCCTGGGAACACAAGAGGGCGCAGACCGAGGCCGCCACCGCCACCCGCGCCGCCCAACTCGCCGAACACCGGCAGGCCCTCGAACTCGAAGCGCTCGAAGCCGCCCGCGAAATCCTCTCCAAACGTTTCGACTCGCATCAGGTCGTCGTCAAGACCATGACCGGCGCCGAGATCGAAGACGTCCACAACGGCCCCGAAGACTGGCGCAACATCGGCCAAGCCATAAACGGGCTCGGCAACACCGCCACCGCGCTCGCCCGCCTGCAATCCGACCTGTCCGGTGCCGGCGAAGCCCGCGGCTTCCTCGACAAGCTCGAATCCGGGCTGCGCGACGCACGGCAGGACCGCGAGCACCTGTCACGGCTCGGTGAGGCCACCGAGTGACCGACACGGTGATGCTGTCCGTCAAGCAGCAAGACAGCATCCTCGACGCCACCGCCCCCATCACCTGCTGGGAAGGGTCCATCCGGTCGGGAAAAACGGTGGCGTCGATCATCGCGTGGCTGCTGTACGTGAAGAGCGCCCCGCCCGGCCCACTGGCGATGGTCGGGAAAACCCGGGACACGCTGGCCCGCAACGTCCTCGACGTCATCGCCGACATGCACCCCGCCGCGATCACCTACACCCGGGGCGCCCCGACATGCCGCATCGTCGGCCGGCTGGTCCACGTCATCGGCGCCAACGACATCAAGGCCGAGGGGAAGATCCGCGGCTTGACGCTCGCCGGCGCGTACGTCGACGAGATCACCCTGTTGCAGGAGCAGTTCTGGAACCAGCTTCTCGGTCGTCTCTCCATCGACGGCGCCCGCCTGTTCGGCACCACCAACCCCGACAACCCGGCGCACTGGTTCCGGAAGAACTTCCTTGCCCGCGAGGGAAAAACCGACCTCGGTTTCAAGTCGTTCCACTTCATCCTCGACGACAACCCGGGCATCTCCGAGCAGAAGAAGCGCCAGTACAAGGCCCAGTACACCGGGCTCTGGTACAAGCGGTTCATCCTTGGCCTGTGGGTGGCGGCTGAGGGCGCGATCTACGACATGCTCGACGAGCAGGTGCACTGCGCGCCCGCCCCGCCCCGGGACCGGTGGCACCGCGGCTGGGTCGCCATCGACTACGGCACCAGCAACCCGACGCACGCGGTGCTGCTGGTGCTCGCCGACGACCGTCTGCACGCGGTCGCGGAATGGCGTCACGACGGCCGGGAGAAAGGGCAGCTCACCGATGCGACCATCTCGCAGCGCCTCGCCGCATGGGCCGGGCCGCTCATCGAAAACCTGCCCGTCGAGCCCCACACGGTGCTGGACCCGTCGGCGGCGTCGCTGCGGGTGCAGATGCGCACCGACGGGTGGCCGAGCATCCGATCGGCGGACAACCGGGTCGACGTCGGCATCCGCAACACCGCGTCCCTTATCTCCGGGGGGAAGCTGGTCATCGACCAGAAAGCGTGCCCGCACCTGTGGGACGAGATGTGCGGCTACGTGTGGGACGAAACCGCCCTGCAGCGGGGTGAGGAGAAGCCGGTGAAGACCGCCGACCACGGACCCGACGCCCTGCGCTACGGCATCATGGCGGCCCGCCTGGTGTGGCGGCACTGGCTCCCCGACCTGGCCGCCACCACCGAACTCGACGCCGCCTAGTCGACGGTGAGCGTCGCGGTGCCGTCCCGTAGCTGCTGCTCGGTGACGGTGCCCAGGTCGTGTGCGCCGACGGTGATGGTGTAGCGGCCCCACTGGTCGCCCACATCGACGGTGAACGGGAACACGCACTGCCCGGCTGTCGACGTACCTGCCTTGACCTCGCCGAATCCGACCAGCATCGGCACCCCGGTGTCCAGCATCTCGTCGGGCGCGGCAGCAGTCATGCCCGGACCGGGATACAGGTAGCTGTGGTCGCCGGAGCCCTCGCATGGGGCGCTGGCAGCCATGGCGTCGGCGGGGTTGCGGTAGCCGACGGCGGTGGTGTCGGCGATGGTGATGGTGCCGCGGCCCTCGAACGTGCCGCGCTCGATGGGGTCGGCGTCGCTGTTGCCGGTGAGTGCGTAGGTGGCGCCGGCGGCGATGCCCGCGACCAGGACTGCCCCGGCGATCAGTTGGGGGCGCCGGTTTCGGCGGATGGGGATGTCGGTCGGCGTGGCCACGGTGGGTCTCCTGTCGTCTCCTGCCTCGTAGTCGCCGCAGGTGGCGGGTGCGTTACGTGAGGTCCGTGCGTGCCCCTCGGCCGGGTGCTTGGGCGACACGCTCCCTGATCTCGGCGGTGTCGTAGAGGTTCTGGCCGTCGCGGCCGGGCTGCCGGAAGATGGGCTGCACGCCCCAGCGGTCGAGCTTGCGTCGGGCTGCTGGTGCGTCGCGGACGCCCATGAGCGGTGCGGCCTCGGTGGTGGTGACGACGTGCTCCCGCGCCCACGTGTCGAGGTCGGCGGCCGACCACAGCGGCATCTCCGTGCCGCCGGTGGAGACGTGGCGGGCGGGCCGGGGCATGTCCCCCTTGCTGGTGCGCGCGCGGAACTCCTCGTGGGAGGGCCGAATCCCGCGCGCGCGGAGCCGAGTCAGCGCGCCGTCCCGGTCCACGAGGTCGTCGGCGTGCTCGATCACCCATTGCCCCGGGAGCCGCGTGCGGTCGTGGGTGGGGATCTGCCAGTCCGGCGGGAACGCGCGCGCTTCGATCTCGAGGTAGCCGGATGGCGTGGTGACGAGAGCGCGAGGGAACTGGTGCGCCCAGCCGCGCCACGGGCGGGTTTCCCCGCTCTCGTGCATCGCGTGGATCAGGCCGGGCGTGTGCAGCTCGCTCGCAGCGATCGCCAGCGCCAGCGCACGCGCTTTCGGCGTGAGGTCGTCCAGCTCGATCTCGTCGAGGTGGGCGGGGTCGTTGCGCAGATTCAGGGTCACGGTGGGCATGGCTGCTCCGTCAGTCGGTGGCGTGCTTGGCGACGATGGCCCAGAACTCGGCGTCGTCGATCAGGTCGAGCCTGTGGGCGGGGTGCCTGCTCGTGAGGTCGTAGGTGGCGATCAGCTCGGCGGTGATCGCCTGTACGTCGTAGGTGCCCTCGACGGTGTCGAGGGTCAGACGGACACTGCGGGCGACGTCGGCGGAGGTCACGATTTCGTTGCGCATCACGGGGTTCCTTTCAGCAGTCGGTGCAGCCGACGACGCCGCAGAAGTAGCAGCCGCCGCCCTTGGTGGGAGTGGGGAGTGCGAAACCGAGGCCGGGGGCGCCGATGTAGCCGAGGTCGACGGGCTTGCCTTCGCGGCGCTTGGCGGCGTCGGACCACCCGGTCTGGCTGGTCCGGTAGGCAGGCTCAGCCATGACAGTGGGCGCAGCGGCTGCCTGTGCGGCCTTGCGGGCTGCGGAGGCCGCGTAGGCGGGGATCTCGGCCTCGGCGGCTTCCTGGGTCTGCCAGCGCTGCGACTGCGGGGAGATTCGGCGGCCGTCGACGTCGAGGAGGACCCAGCCGCCTTCGCTGCGGGTGACGCCGCGGCCGCGGGGGCGAACGTACTCGGCGGTGATGTCGTTCATGGTGTCCTCCGTGGGCTCTGCTGCGGTGATACGACAACTATGACTCATTGCGAGTCAAAGTGCAAGGGCGGGTTCAGTGACACCCATCCGCCACCGTGACCTGGTGCTGATCACCCCTGATTCCGCGTGGCCGCCACCCGGGAACGACGCCATGCGCCCGCGGTGGGAAGCGTGGCGGGCGTGGTGGTCCGGGGACCTCGAACAGCTCCGCACGCACACGCCGCGCCTCGTGCCGGGCGGCTATTGGGAGCGGCGTGCCGCCGACGCGACGAAGCGGCAGATGCATCTTCCGCTGGCTGGGGACATTGCGCGCACCAGCGCCGAGTTGCTGTTCGGGGATTCGGTGCGGCTCGATGTCGCCGACAGTGGTCAGGAGGCGTGGGACGCGCTGGCCGCCAACATCGGCCTCACCAACAGCTTGGTGGAGGCTGCGGAGGTGGATGCCGCCGTGGGGGGCGTGTATCTGCGCCCGCAGTGGGATTCCGCGACCGCCCCGCACCCCCTTCTCACCGTCGTCCCCGCGCACGAGGCGCACCCGCAGTTCCGGTTCGGGCGGCTCACCTCGGTCACCTTCGAGTCCGACCTGGGAGAGCGAGACGGCTACGTGTGGCGGTGGCTGGAGCACCACGAACCGGGCCAGATTCGGCACGAGCTGTGGCGCGGCACCACCACCAACATCGGCCGCCTCATGTCGCTGGCGGATCACCCGGACACCCGGCTCCTCGCCGGCGACACGGGTGGGGTCATCGACACGACCGCGATCCGCCGTGATGGTGGGCTGCTCGTCGAGTACGTCCCCAACGACCTGCCTCAGCCGCTCAGCCGTTTTCCGCATGGGCGGGCCGACATCCAGGGGCAGGAGACCTTGCTGGATGCGCTGGATGAGACGTGGGACTCGTGGATGCGGGACCTCCGCCTCGGCCGCGCCCGCCTCGTCGTGCCGTCCGACTACCTGGATGCGGTGACGCCCCGCGAACGCGCCGGGCACGTGCAGACCGCCACCGACCGCTTCTTCGGCAAACGCAAGGGATCGACGCCCACCAAGGCGTTCGACACCGATGGCGAGATCTTCACCCCCCTCGGCGGGCTGCCCCCGGACAGCGAGGGCAAGACGACTGGCATCGAGCAGGTCCAATTCGATCTTCGTGTCGCGGAGCATTCGGCGACCGCGCTCGCCCTCGTCGAGCAGATCGTCAGCCGTGGCGGGTACGCGCCGCAGACGTTCGGCCTCCACGTCGAGGGACAGCTCAGCGGCACGGCGATGGCCCGCCGCGAACGCAAGTCGTCCGCCACACGGAATCGGAAACGGCAGTACTGGAAGCCGGCCGTCGAACGCTGCGCCGAAACCCTCGCCCTCATCGACCGCGTGCTGTTCGGCGGCAAGGTTCCCGACGGTCGTCCGGTGCTGGAGTGGCCCGCCGACCAGGCCGACCCGAAAGAGACCGCCGAAACCATCGACCTGCTGGTGCGGGCGGAGGCGATGTCGGTGCAGACCCGCGTCGAAATGGCGCACCCCGAGTGGCGCGAATCCGAGATCGCGGAGGAAGTCGCCCGCCTCCAAACCGAACGCGCAGCGACCCGCGCTGCGGACCCGCTCACCGGATACGAAACCCCCGACCAAGCCGACGGCGAGGATGCGCAGGAGGACGTGTGAGCGAGATAGCGAGGCCGCGAGGGTGGGGCCACCCCTCACCCGCCCGGCCTTGGTGCGTCTGCCCGGGGTGCGGCGCGGCAGCGCTTCACCTGATGGCCGAGCGATACGGCTACCGACTTCAACGCGAGTGCCGGGAGTGCCGCAGGACGTGGGGTGAGTTCGCTTATCAGCCGCCGCACGCGATACGGGCCAACGGCTGCGCGATACGCGGGTGCACGTGCCAGGAAGAGGCACGGGCGGAGGCGTATGGCTGATGAGCGACTTCACCCATCACACGCCTCGCAGTACCGTCGCGCTCGTCACTGAGGCGCTGAACCACCTGTACCTGATCGAGCCGCCCGGTCTACGCGAACCGATCCGCTCCATGCTGAGGGCGACTGCCGAACGGTGCGCCGGACAGGCATCGTTGCTCGGGTTGCCAGTTAACTTCGACCTCGAAGTCGCCGAAGCGCTCGTCGAGGAATCTCGCGGCCAGGCGGTGGGCGATGGCTGAGTCGCCCCGTGGCGTGAACCCCGCCGACGCCGCCGTGGTGCTCAAGGCGCTGCTCGACACATGGGATGTGGCCGCCGAGCGGATGATCGCGACCGTCGCCCGCCGTCTCGCGCAGGGCATCACGTCGGACGGGTGGGCCGAGGTCAAAGCACGCCAGGTCCTCGCGATCCGCGACGAACTGCTCGCGATCATGGCGCGCACCGACACCTCCACACCGCGGCTCGCCGCCGCCGCGCTCGAAGAGGCCCGCCGTCTGGGGGCGTCGCGGATCGCCCGCGGCACCAACGGCATCCTGATCGGGTCGCGACCGGAAGTGGTGCAGCAGCTCGCCGAGCAACTGGCCGGCCGGCTGGCGGCGACCATGCTCCCCGTCGTCCGCGCCCACGAAGACACCTTCCGCCGTGCCGTGACCGACACCGAACTCCTCATGCAAACCGGCACCATCACCCGCCGCGACGCGGTAGCCATGTCTGTGGACAAGCTGCTCGCCGACGGGCAGGACCGGTTCGCCGACCAGGCCGGGCGCCGCTGGCACCTCGACAGCTATGTGCGCATGGCCGGCCGCACCGCCGCCGGACAGGTAGCGGTGCAAGGCCAGTTGGACGAGATGACCGCGCGCGGCCTCGACGTCGTGGTCGTCTCCGACTCGCCCCGCGAGTGCCACCTGTGCCGCCCGTGGGAAGGAAAGCTCCTCTCCATCTCCGGTGTGTCCGTCGGCTCCGAAGTGGACGGACACCGGGTGGTCGCACCCGTCGCGGTAGCGTTCGCCGCCGGGCTACAGCACCCCAACTGCACACACCGCCTCGACCGGCACACGCCGGGCCTGACCGTCGTCGACGAGCCAGACCAGGACCCGAAGGGCTACCGAGAGCAGCAGCAGCTACGGGCGATGGAACGCCGAATGCGCGAGCTGAAACGGCGGCAGGCCGCGGCCCGGGAGTTCGGCGACACCCACACCGGACGCAAGCTACGGCAGCAGCAACGGGACTTGTCCGGGCGCATCGCGGCGCACACTGACCGCACCGGGCAAATCCGCAAACGGGACCGGGAAAGACCCGCCGGTGCCCGCTAGCGTGCTAACCTCTGCGGGCGCTGGCCAGTAGGCTAGGTGAAGTGAACCCGGCAGCCCTCCGGACGGTGGGCGGGCCGGGTTTCGCGTTTCCAGGGGCCGTCTCGGTGACACTGCGCCCGCACGATCCACCACATGCCTGAGACCACCACCGCGCCCGCCACCGGGCAGCCCGCCGACCCCGCCGCACCGCCCGCCGCTCCCCCGGCCGGACAGCAGCCACCCGCCACCACGCCCCCCGCGGGCGACGGCAGCACCCCGCCCGCTGAACCCGCCAAGCCCGGCGACGACGCGGGTAAGCGGTTCACGCAGGCCGACCTCGACCGCATCATCTCCGACCGCCTCGGCAAGGCCGAGCAGTCGTGGCAGCAGAAGCAGACCGAGCAGAACAAGAAACTCGCCGCGCTGTTGGGCGGGGAGGATCCGGATCAGGTTGACCCGGCGAAAGCGCTGGAGGACGCGCAGGGCACCGCATCGAAGGCTGTGCAGCGCGCCGACCGCGCCGAAGCGAAAGCGCTCGCGTTGGCGGCCGGTATCAAGCCCGAGCGGGTCGAGCGGTTCGTGAAGCTGTGCGACATCTCCGGCGCCCTCGACGGCGTAGACCGTGGCGATGACGCGAAGGTGCAGGCCGCCATCCAGTCCGCCGTGGACAGTGCGTTGGAGGACGTGCCGGAGTTCAAGGGGACCAACCTGCCCCAGTCGTCCGGCGGCGACCGGTCCGGCGGCGGCCAGCAGACCGTGACCCTGGAGCAGTTCAAGGCCATGGACGTCGACGAACGCACCGCCCTGTACCGGGACAACAAGGGCCTGTACAAGCAGCTCGCCGAGCAGGAGAAGAAGTGAACGGGCCGTACGTCGCCGACGTTATCCCGGACATACTGCGCCGATCGCTGTCGATCGTGATCGGCACCCTCGCGCCCGACAGTCGTGTCGTCACGGCGATCACCGCCGACGGCGCGACCGTCGAGACCGTTGACCAAACGACAGAGCCGTCCAGGCTGAACATCCCCGAGAGCATCGCGCGCCCACTGTACGAGGCGCTGGCGGTGCACTACGGCGGCACTGCGGACTCCCGGCAGCTCCGCAAGGACTACGACCACGAGCGGGTTCGCGTCGACAAGCTCATCGAGAGCGTGAGCGGCATCGCCACACGCGCGCAGGGCAGGTGACACTGCCCGCTGATTCTGTTCACGGAGGGACACCCCGCAGTACTCCAGCGGGCGCCGACGGGCGGTAAACGGACGGGGCGCGGCGACGCGCAGGAGGCATCACCCCGGCACTCCCCGGGGCGCTGACGAGCGACACCACGGCAACACCCCCCGTCCGTCACCGCCCTTGGAGGCCACCGTGGCACAGACCACGAGCACCGACCTCGACCCGATCATCCCCGAAGTCTGGGAAGACATGATCGCCGCCGAGCTGCCCAACAAGATCCGCCTCGCCCCCTTCGCCGAAGTCAACACCCGCCTCGAAGGGCAGCCCGGCAACGAGCTGTCCATGAACTGGTGGAACTACATCGGCGACGCCGAGGACATCGACGAGACCGAGGTCATCGTCCCCGTCAAGATGGACACCGACGGCGAGAAGATGCTCATCAAGGAAGCCGCGAAGGGCGTCGAACTCACCGACCGGGCGCGCCTATACCCCGTCGGCAACCCCGAAGCCGAGGCCCGCCGCCAGCTCACCCTCGGCGCCACCTCCAAGATCGACGCCGACCTCCACGCCGAGGTGTCCAAGGCTGGTGCCGGATCCTTCGATGTCGGCGAGCCGTTCTCCGTGGACGCCGTTCTCGAAGCGATCGCCGGTTTCGGCGAGCTGGACGAGGGCGAGTGGCAGGACGCTTTCGCTGGTCTCATCATCTCCCCGCGGGAGCAGATCGAGATCATGAAGGACGAGCGGTTCCAGACCCGCGACAAGGCCGGCGCGGCCGCCACCTTGTTCACCGGGGCCATCGGCTCGCTGTGGGGGTCGATCCCGATCGCCGTGTCGAACCGGGCGACGGTCACGGGTGCGACCCTGGTGCGCAGGCGGGCCCTGATCCTGGCCTACAAGCGGCGTCCGCTGGTCGAGACGGACCGGGACATCCTGGCCCGCTCGAACGTCATCACCGTCAACGTCCACTACGGCGTGTACCGCGCCACCCGCCGGCTCGGTGCAGCGCGTTTCGCGCCGCAGCCGACGACCCCGTAAGGGCGGTGGCTGATGCTGACACGCAGGCACACGACGGTGCGCGCTGTTGAGGCGTCCGACCGGTTCCCGGAGGGTGGCTCTACCGATTCGGTGACCACCTACGCGGACACCACGACGACCCTCACCGCGCAGCCCGTCGACGACGATCCGTCGCTGTTCGACGACAGCGAACCCGCCGACGACATTGGCAGCGGCGAGGTGCCCGATGAGGGCGCCACGCCTACCGCCGGTGTCGACCCGGACGAGCACACCGGCGACGAGCTACGCACCATGGCGAGCGAGCTGGGGCTGCCCACGTCCGGCAGCAAGTCCGACCTCGCCGACCGCATCAACAGCCGGCTCGGCGAGTGAGACCGGGAGCCCCCGCGACCGGCGAGGCCGTGAGCGGTGTCTGTGGTGGTCGCCGCGGGGAAGGTGGCGCCGACCGTCGGGGGCTCCCACCCTCTACCATCATCTCTGGAGGATCGAATGTCGGTTCGTTGGATGGCTCAGCACGAGCAGGGACACCCACATGCGGTGACCACGGGCTCGGAGCTTGAGGCCGTGTACGACCGTCTCGGCTACGTCACCGTCCCCGCCCCCGGCTCAACCGAGACCGATCAGGGCATGGACGAACTGAACGACCCGCAGGGCGCCGAGATGCGCCCCGGCGAGACGTTCGACGCGCCGCCACCTCCCACCCCGCACGACGAGTGACCCGCGACCGCTACCCGCGGCGCACCCTGTCGTTCTTCCTCGCGCTCGGGCAACTCGCCTTCGCCACGGTGTGGCTCGCACCGGCGTTGCACTCGTCGCCGTCGGTGCCCGGCCGGGTCTCCGTCATCAGCGAGCTGAACGACTGGTGGCCGTGGCTTTTCGGTGTCGCCGGGCTCTCGCTGCTCGCGGCGACCACAGTCCTGGTGGGTCAGCAGGTGGGGCACTCGCTGTGCGCTGCGTCGTGCGGCGGCTACGCGGCCGCCGGATGGATCGGGGCGCTGTCGTCGACGCCGATCACGAACCTCACGACCGCCCTCGCCTTCACCCTCCTCGCTGGCGCGCACTTCCTGGTGTCGGCCATGTACCGGGAGGCCGCGTGACCGACCTCAACGGTTTGTGGACGGCCATCGCCACCCTGGGCACCGGACTCTTCACGTACCTCGCGACCCGGGGACGCAAGGACAAGGCGGCGATCGCCGACCGCGACATCGCCCGCGACTACATCTCGACGCTCAAGCGCTACATCTACCGGCAGCTCCACCCGCTGCTCGACGCGGCGAAGGTCGACTACCCGCCGGTACCCAAGGAACCGGACTCCGACGAGGTGAAGCCGTGATCGGATCGGAGCGCACCAACGAGCGCGTCAAGAAGGTCGGTATCGCGGTGATGGTCGTCTTCGCTGCCGCCACCGGCTACATCACCGCCGACGGCAAAGAGGCTGCGGTGCAGGAGAAGCAACGCGTCGAGGTGCAGGCCATCGACCTCGCCGACCGCACCCTGTCCGACTGCTCCCGCGACGACAAGGACGTCGACCCCGCGACCTGCCAGAAAGCCGCCGAGGTGAAGCGCGAACAGGTCCCGGTGACGGTCAACGTCCCGCGCCGCTCGGACGCCGAACTCCGCACCCTGATCGTCACAACCATCCGCGACAACCCAGGCTTGGTGCCCGCCGCTGCACCCGGCGAACCCGCCCCGCCGATCGACTACGACGAGATCGTGCGCCGTGTCCGCGCGCTCACCCCGGACCCGCCGCCAGGCCCGGCCGGTGCTGCAGCGGCGCCGGTGGACTATCCGCTGATCGTGCGGACGGTGCTGGAGCAGATCCGAGAGCCGGAGGACGGCGCGGACGGCCGCAACGCGTTCTGCTTCGACAACCCGACCGACCCGAAGTGTGTGCCGCCGAAGGGCGACCCGGGCGCGAAGGGCGCGGACGGGCGCGGCATCTTGTCGCGGGCGATCGGACGGAACACGGACGGCGTGTGCGTGGAGCGCACCACCTACACGGCGCCGCCGACGGTCGAAGACATCCGCCTGCCGGACGCGCAGTGCGAGCCGCTGCCCGCGCCGCCGCCCGCTTCGGAGACACCAGCCGCCGGGTAACACCGGGCCCGCACCGTTGCCGGTATGGACGCACAGACGCTGGCGACGGCGATGGGCTGCTCCCGGGCGGTCGCGGACCGCTACATCGGGGACTTCAACGTCGCGCTCCGACAGGCCGGGTGCACCACAGTGAACCGGGCCGCCATGTACTGCGCACAGATCGGCCACGAGTCGGTCGGCCTGCGGTACATGGAGGAGATCGCGTCCGGTGCGGCGTATGAGGGTCGCAAGGACCTCGGCAACATCCACCCGGGTGACGGGAAGCGATTCAAGGGCCGCGGCCCGATCCAGCTCACCGGGCGGCACAACTACGGCCGGTTCGGCGTCTGGTGCAGGGCCACGGGTCTCGTGTCCGACGCGAACACGTTCGTCAACAACCCCGCCGCCGTCGCCACCTCGAAGTGGGGCTTCCTCGCCGCGTCCTGGTACTGGACCGTCGCCCGCCCGGCACTGAACGGGCAGGCCGACCGCCGCGAGCTGGAAGCGGCGACCCGATCGATCAACGGCGGGTTGAACGGCCTCACCGACCGTCGCGCCCGCTGGAACCGGTGCCTCCAGCTCGGCGCCGCGCTACTGCCGTCCGGCGGTGGCTCCACTCCCGCACCGCACCGACCCGGAGGTATCGAGAGCATGGCTTTCAACGACGGTTTCGACGACTGGGCTGGCAATAAGCAGACCGTCCAGTCGTGGATGAACAACGTGGACAGGAGGGTCGCGGAGACGGCCGCGCAGGTGAAGGCGATCCAGTCCAAAGTGGACTGGATGGCGTCGACGCTGGGGAACACCCCCGACCTGAACCGGGACGGGCGCAAGGGCGATGTGTCCCTTGTGGACTTCCGCCAGTTCCAGGTGGACACGCTCGCCGCGATCCGCGACGCCGTGAACGAACTCAAGGCGGCCACAAAGTGAGCACCCACAACCTGAACCCGTCTCCGGTCAGCGTGTTTCAGCGGTACGCCAAGGCTTTCGCTGCCCTCGCGGGTGCCGCGACCCCGGCGGCCGTGATCGTCGTGCTCGGTCTCGTCGGCGTCACCGTGGACCAGACCGTGGCGGCGGTGATCTGCACGGTCCTCGCCGCGGTGGCGACCCTCCTCGGCCCGGCGAACGTCGAGCCCGCACCGGAATTGCCGCCGCCTCCGGTGCAGGGCACGTACCCGGTCGACGACGAGGACGACCCCGAGGACCCGCGGTGATCTGGGCTACCCCCGCCGAGGTGACCGCGTACCTCGACGCCGACCCCTCGGTGACGCAGCGGGAGGTCGACAAGGCGGTGCGCACCATCGAGCCGAAGACGGTGCGACGGCCGCGCCTGGACCCGGACACCCTGCGCGCCGAGGACGAGACCGTGCGGGGGCACCTGGTGGCCGCTGTCGCGGAGCTGATCGCCGCACGACGTACGCGGGCGGCGCAGGATGCGGCGCTCGACCAGATCGGCGGCGGCGCCGGTGCTCTGCTCGCGGAGGGCGGCAGCATCTCGACGAACACCCTGACCGTCGCCGGGCCACGCACGGCAGGCGGCAACGCCAGGTCACGTGACGATGATGGCCGTCTGCCGATGGCGGTCATCGAAGCGCTCGCCGCGGCGTATGTGATCGGTGGCGGTGTGGCGTCGTGGTGAATCTCCTCCGCTTCATCGGCACCCCGCACCGCGCCGGGTTCCGGCGCTACCTCGAAGACGGCGGCGACGGCCCCGGCTACGGACCGGCGCTGCGCATCGAGGTGCGGTGGGAGAAGACATCCCGGCAGATCCAGACCGCGGAGGGCCGTGTCGTGACGGTCACCGGCATGATCTACGCCCCCGCCGTCGTAGCCCCCGCCGTCGGTGACCAGTTCGCGGAGGACCCGGACACCCCGGACTGGCGCACCATCGTGCAAGTCGATTCGCCGGCGTGGGTGGACGGCACGGTCATGCACCATGAGGTGCTGGTCGAATGAGCGGCCTCGACGGGTTGGATGAGGCCGCGGCGCGGCTGGTCGCGGGGTTCGAGCGTGGCATCGAGGAAGCCGCGACCGAGCTGAAACGGCTGTCGCAGCAACAGGTGCCGTACGACCAGGGCGACCTGTCCCGCTCGGCGAAGGTGTCCACGGACTTCACCGGGGACCGCAAGCAGGCCGCCGTCTCCTACGACACCGTGTACGCCGCACGCCAGCACGAAGAACTGGAATGGCGGCACCAGAACGGGCGCAAAGCCCGGTACTTGGGTGACCCGCTGCGCGCCAACGCTGCCCGGCTGCAGCAGCACATCGCCGACCAGACCCGACGCGCATCCGGCGGGTGACACCCTGGTCTCACGATCATGTCGTGTTGGTGAAGACGTTGGCGCTGCATCTCGCGTCACTCGGCCTGGTCCGGTACCCGCCGGGCGCGCCTGGTGACGTGCCGCCGTGCCATGTCGTCGACATGCCCGACAAGCCCGCCACCGCCGTGTGCGTCTACCCGCGCACGAGCTTCCCACCCGACGACGACCTGTCCGGCTACGAGTGGCCGGAGCTGCAGGTCATCGTGCGCACCGCGACCGATGCGGGGCATGAGGCCGGTTGGGTGCTCGCCGAGCGGATCCGCCTCGCCTTACGCGATACGGCAGAGGTGACGTGGGCGGCGGGCACCGCGCATGTACGGCACGTCTTCACCTGCGACGCCAACGAATCGTCGCCCCTCGAACTGGAACCGCAAGCCGGTAGGCGCCGATGGTCGGTGTCGTTCCAGATCCATCTACTCACGGAGGTACCCGCGCCATGACCACGCCTACTCCCCCGGCGCCGCTCAAGAAGCGGGCCGTCCGATTCCAGCGCCTCGAAGTGAACACCGGCACCGAGGAAACCCCGGTGTGGACCACGGTCCGCGGCATGACGAAGCTGGAAATGCCGATCGAGGCCGAGGAGGTCGACACGTCGGACTTCGACTCCGGCGGCTGGGCCGACTCCCTCACCACGTTCCGGTCGTGGAAGGTCGACTACGAGGGGTTCGAGGGGTTCACCGGCCCCGACGACTCGCCGGTCGAGGACCCGGGCCAGGAAGCGTTGCGCGCCCGGGGAATCCAGACCGGATCCGAGGCGTACGCCGACGTCCGCCTGTTCCGCACGGACAACGGCAAGGGCTACCAGGGTCGTGTGTCGGTCAACTGGAACGGCACCGGCGGCGAAGTCAAGGGCGTCTCCCCGTTCAACGGGTCGCTGACCGGTTCCGGTGTCCTGTCCGCCGCCACCGTCGACCTCGACTGATCAGGAGAACCCCGGCCGTGACCACCTTCCCCGATTACCGCCACTTCGAGGACGAGACCACCAACGAACCACTCGTCCTCCCCGTCCACGGCGTCGAGTACAGCTTCTCGGCGTCCCTGGATCTCGGCACTGCCCTGGAGTTCCAGGTGATGCGTGCCGAGATGCAGCGCTACGTCGAAGACCGCCAGCAGGCGGAGGCCGAGAAGCGGCCGTACCGTTTCACGCCGTCGCAGAAGCTCGTCGATCAGCTCAACGGCACCGACGAGAACGAGCTGTACATGGCCCTCATCGGCGACGAGATGAAGCAGAAGCTGATCGACAACAAGGTGTCGTTTCCGGTGATGCTCCACATTGGAGCGACATTGTTCGCGTGGCACATGAACGGATCCCAGGTCGCCCGGCACGTGTGGACCCGTGGGAAGCTCGAAGAGGGTGATGTCAGCCCCCCGGCCGGTTCGACGGGCGTGTCGCGTCCGTCGAAGACATCCCCGCGTTCATCCAGCCCGAAGAAGCCGCGCAACTCCAAGGCGGCGGCAGCCCGCTCACGTGGGGCGACTACTTCCAACGCTGGTCGCTCATCGAAGCGGACTTCCAGCGGGAGTACCACGTCGACCTGAGCGCGCGGGCCGTGTTGAGGCGGAAGACGTGGCGGTGGTTCACCGTGCGGCTGACCGGGCTGTCCCCGAAGTCGCTGACCCGCCTGTCCCTCACAGCCGACACGGGCAACACCGGCGGTACGGCGGAGGCGTCCATTGAGGACCTGGACGCGCAGCTCGGGATCGTCCGCGAGTGACACCCGGGCCGCACCCTTCGTGGTGTGGCGCTGAATGTCGGGAAGCTCGTAGCCCTCTTCGACGGGGACGTATCCGGGTTCCTCGGCGCGAAAGAACGCGTACAGCGTGAGGGCCGCGGCTTCGACGGCACCACCTACAAAGCTCGCCTCGACGCCGACGACTCCCCGATGACCATGAGTCTGCGCCGCGCGCAGGCCAACCTCGCACGCGCCACCCGCGACGCCGCTGTCATCCAGATCGACGCCGATATCGCACGAGCACAAGCCCGCATCCGGACCCTCGAAGGACAACGCGGCAAGACGAAGATCGACGTCGACGCCAACATTGCCCGCGCCCAAGCGAAGATCCGGCAGCTCGAAGCGCGCCGCAACGTCGTCCGGCTGAACGTCGACGCCAACGCCGGACAGGCGACCGCCGTCGGCCGCCGTATCGGCGCAGCGATGGGTGCCGCCGCCGTCGCCGGCATCCTCTCCGCGGGCATCGGCGCAGCGTTCGCTGTCGCCGCGGCTGGTGCGATGGCCGCCGGGCCCGCGATCCTCGGCCTCGGCGCCGCCGTCGGTGTGACCGCCGGGGCGATGTTCCAGGCGGGCAAGACGGTCAAGGCGTACTCGGATGCGCAGGACGCGGCCGGGGCGGCATCGGGTGGCGCGGCTGGGCAGGAGATGTCGAACGCGATCGCGATCCGCGATGCGCAGGACGGCATCTCCGACGCCCGACGCAACGCTGCCCGGGTCGCCGAGGACACCGCGCGCGCCATCGCGCAGGCACAGGATGCGGTGGCCGACGCCGAACGGGACGCGGCGTGGCAGGCCGAGGAGTCCGCGCGCCGTATCGAGGATGCGCAGCGCGGAGTCGCCGACGCCGAACGCAACCTCGCCGACGCGCAACGCAACTCGGTGCGGGCACAGCAGGCCATCAACGACGCCCGCCGTGACGCCCTCCGCGATCTCCGCGAACTCGCCGAGGTCGTCTCCGACTACGCCCTGTCCGAAGCCGACGCCGAACTGGCTTTGCGGGAAGCGCAGGACCGGCTACGGGAGGTCAACGCCGACTACAACGCGACCTCGCTGGAGCGGGAGCGTGCGGCCCTGTCGGTGCGGCAGGCCGAGGAACGCCTGTCGGATGTGGTGCGGGAGCGGGCCGCCGACACCAACGACTTGATCGCCGCCGAACGCGCCGGGATCGACAATTCGCAGCGGGTGATCTCGGCGCGTGAGGCTGGGGAGGCCGCGACGGATCGGGTGCGGGAGGCGGAGCGGTCGCTGGCCGACGCCCACCGTGCCGTGGGTGATGCGCAGCGGCAGGCGGCGCGGGATCAGATCCAGTCGCAGGAAGCGGTCGCGGACGCTCAGCAGGGTGTGGCGGATGCGCAGCGGGACGCGGCACGGCAGCAGGCCGATGCGCAGGAGCAGGTCGCCGACGCGGTGCAGGGCCTCAACGACGTCATGGCCCAGCAGGGTCAGGCCGCCAGCGGTGGTGCGGCTGGGGTGGACAAGTTCGCGGAGGCGTACGCGAAGCTCACCCCCGCGGGCAAGGCGTTCGTGGATCAGCTCATCGCGATGAAGCCGATGATGGAACGCCTCGGCGACGCGGCCGAAACCGCCGTGCTGCCAGGCTTCACGCGGCTGCTCAAGGCCGGGGAGTCGATGGAGCCGGTCATCGCGCACGGCATCGACGCGATCGGCGGGTCCATGTCGGACACTGCCGACAAGGCCGCCGTCCTCGCCGCTAGCCCTGCGTTCCAGGCGGACTTGTGGAAGGCGTTCGACAACGGCGCGATCGTGATGGACGCCGCCGGCACCGCCGTCGTGACGATGACGTCGCAGCTTGTCGGGTCGATCGCCCGGTCCCGCCCGGCCGCCGAAGGCTTCGCGGACATGCTGGAAGCCATCACCTCCGGCACCGGCGCAATGTTCCGCAACGCGGAGCAGGGAATGCACGGCTACGGCGACACCCTGCGCATCACCGGCGGCATCGCCTACGACGCACTCGCTTTCCTCGGCACACTGATGGCGAACCTCGGCAACAACGGCGCCCCCATGCTCAACCTCGTCCGGGATGCGCTCCGGCAGATCGAGTCCGGGGCGCTCACCCTCTCCACCTCCGGACTCCCCTACCTGCAGGGCGCCACCGAAGGCGCCATGTCCGGGTTCCGGGGCGGCATCACGGTGATCACCAGCCTCATCACTCTGCTCGAAGACATGGGCCTGCCGGTGATGACGATCGCCGGCCAGCTCTGGGCCTTGAACAAGATCAGTTTCGGTGGTGTGCAGGCGGCGTTCTCCGGACTGATGGGGTATATCGGCCGCGAAGTCGCCAAGGGCGACAGCCTCGGCCAGAAGCTCGGCGCCGGCCTCAAGGGCGGATTGGTCGGCGCCGGCATCACCATCGCACTGCTCGCCGTCACGGCGATCATGGACGAGATCGCCGCCAAGAACCAGCGCATCAAGGACGGGCAGCTCCAGAACAAGCAGTCCCAGGACGACTACCGGGCCGCGGTCGAAGCCACCAACGGCGCGATGACCGACCAAGCCGAGCAAAGCATTCTCGGCGGGGAGAACGCGAAGAAAGCCAGCGACAACGTGCGGGCGCTGAACCTGTCGTGGGACGACTACGTGCGCGGCATCACGCAGGGCGGCGCGGAGGCGTCAGCCCTGTACTCCGAGATGGACGGCAAGCTCGAAGGGCTGATCCGCCAGTCCGGGAACTTGTACGGCTCCGACAAAATCATCCAGCACTTCAAGGACCTCCGCGCCTCCGGACAGGGCGCATCGGCGGTGATGGACCAGATCTCCGAATCCGTGTCCTACTACGCCTCCAAGCTCCGCTCGGAGGGAGTGAGCGAAGAGGAAGTCTCCCGCCTCACCGGCCTGTACCGCACTCAGCTCACGCAGATGGCAGACCTCCAAGGCCAGTACGGTGGGCTCGCCGGGTCGGCAGACGCCTACCGGTCGTCGGCGGACGGCGCGGCCGGCGCCACGGGCGGCATGTCCGAGGCGATGGTCCGCGGGCAGTCCAGCTCCGACACCCTCAACGCCGCCTTCGACAAGCTCAAGAGCACCAGCGGTGACGTGGCGTCGAAGGGGCAGGCGATCATCGACATGCTCGACGTCCTCAGCGGACGCCAGCCATCGGTCGAGGAATCGCTGCAGTCCATCAACGACTCCATCCGCGGTGTCGCCGACCGGTTCGGTGAGGGCATCGACAAGTCCAAGGGCTTCGGTGACGCCTTGGTCGATGCGTCGGGGCGGGTGGAGACCATCACCTCGAACGGGTCCGCGCTCCAAGACTTCCTCACCGACAGCGCGGACAAGCTCGGCGCCTACGCCCAGTCCCTTCGGGATGCAGGTACGCCGGCTGGTGAGATCACCGAGAAGCTAGGTGCGCAGCGGGACGCGATCGCGGAAACCCTCACTCAGTGGGGACTCACGCCGGATGCGGTGCAGAAGGTGTTGGACTACTACAGCATCGTGCCGGAGGACATTTCGACCACCGTGTCGCTGCAGAACAGTCCGCAGACGATGCAGAAGATCCAGGAGATTCAGTCCGCGCTCACGCAGCTTGAGCCGGGTGTGCCGGTGCCGGTGAAGATCCTGGATGCGGACGCGCGGGCGAAGCTGCTGGAGCTGGGCTACAAGATCGCACAGCTACCCGACAAGTCGTTCAAGGTGTTCCCCGACACCGCCGAGGGGCAGGCGCAGTACGACCAGTTCATCGCCTCCAATCAAGGCACGGCCGTGGACTTCGTTGTCGGCGCCAACGTCGACCTCGCGAACAACAAGGTCGACGTGTGGAAGCAGAAGGCCGACGGCACGTGGGGTTGGGTGAATGCGGACGCCCGCACAGACCCGGCGAACGGCACGGTGCAGGCGTTCATCCAGAACACCAAGACCGGCGAGTGGACGTGGGTCAACACCGACGCACGGCGCGATCCCGCCGACGGCACCGTGCAGCGCCTCATCCAGGACACCAAAACCGGAGCGTGGACCTACGTCAACGTCGACGCCAACCCGGAAGCGTTCTGGGCCAAGGTGAACCAACTCACCCGGACCCCGCTCTCGGTGGCGGTCAGCCTGTCCCCGGTGGGTGGGGTGATGCAGATCCTCCAGGCCATGAACCCTGGCCAGCGGGCGAAGGGTGGCCCGGTGTCTGCGGGGATGCCGTACCTCGTCGGCGAGCAGGGACCCGAGTACATCTTCCCTGACCGCGACGGATTCGTTGCCACCGCACGGGAAACCCTCGCCATCCAGCAGAGCTTCAACACACCGGCCCCGCAGATGGCGGCCATGAGCCTCGCCCGAGCGGGCGGTGGTGGCGCCGTGGCAGGTGGGGGCGCGGTGTCGGGTGCCACCGTGCGGGTCCAATTGGGACGTGAAATCGACGGGCTGCGCGCCGACGTACAGGGCCTGGCGCGGGCGATCGCGGACCGGCCGACCGTGCTGAAACTCGACTCCCGCGAGATCGCGCGGGCTTCTTCGGTTGGCGCACAACAGAATCGGGGCCGCTGATGTGGATCGGGTTCCCCGGAACAGAGCTTCGCGAGATGCGGAACTTCTCCCGCGGCCTCAGGAAAACGCCGCTGGTGTCGCAGGCACAGCACAACGTCCTGTCCGGGGCCATCCGCGTCACCTCCCGCTCCAAGGTCCCACGCCGCTGGTCCGGCACCCTCCCCTGGATCGACCACGCAGACGCCGACTGGCTCCTCATCCTCATCCGCAAGCTCTACGGCCCCGGCCCCATCGCCATGATCGACCCCTCCACCCGTAACTTCCTGGCCCCACAGCAGAGCGTCGGCCGCGGGCGGCTGGCGCAGTGGGATCCGACCGCCGGAACGGTAACCACTGCCGGTGGACAGGCATTCTGGACCCGCACGGGCACCGCGCAACTCCGCTGGGTGCATCCGATCTGGGGGCGCTGGCCCACCAGCACAGGTCTCGTCGTGTCGTTCCGGCAGTACGCCGGCACCGGGCGCACCGGGCTCCGTTTCTACGACGCCGCCGGCGTCCAAATCAGCGGTGCCGACACTGCGGGCAGCGTGCACACCGCGACGTCCCCGTCGGGTGCGCAGTGGGTCCAGCCGTACCTGTCGGCAACCGGCTCCGGCACCGTGCCCATGCCGCTGTCGTGTCTGCTGTACGGGTCCGTAGCGCCGGAGGACTTCCCGGTCGGTGAGCACTGTGCCGCGTTCGCTATCGGCAACCCGGACGAGATCGTCGATGCCTTGCCGCGCCGCACGGTGGCGCTCGAACTCCTGGAGCAGTTCTGATGCAGAGCGCCGAGGACACGACACTCGCGGCGGCGTTGGCGAGCACCGACATTCAGATCGAGCCGCTGCTGGAGTTCGACTGGGCACGGAATGGTCTGTACAACCACAAGTACTCCGATCTGTCGTGGCTCGTCACGGACGTCACCGACGAGGCCGCCACCATCAAGGGCGACCTCCCCGACGACGTAACACGCACCCTCCAAGGGTTTTCCTCCGCCGAACTGCGCGCAACGCTCGGCGGCGCACGGTACGGCGACGACGACGCGGACACCGCATGGAACGCGCGCCTCGCCGCGGACGGAATCGCCGCCGACCAACTGTTCTCCCCGTACCTGGCGACGTCCCCGCTGTACGGCTACACGGTGACCGGGGTGGCCGTGCGGTACAGCCGTGTCACCTCCACCGCTCTCGGTGAGGTCGTCACCCGCCAGTTCACCGGCTGGCTGCGGTCGTTCGAGATCAACGCTGCTGAGCGGTCAGTGTCCATTGTGGCCTCAGATGTCCTCCACCTCACCAACAAGAAGGTCACCCTGCCACTGTGGGGTGCCTATGCCACTGACGCGGCGTTCGACTACTGGGACAAGACCAACCCCGAGAGCATGGGACGCTCGTACTCGCGGCCCATCTCCCTCACCTGGGCCGTCGAAGAAACCCTACGCCGAGCAGGGGCGCCCACCGGTCCGGTAGCCCGCGACGACGCCCTCTACTACGTGTCCTGCAACGGATCCATGATCCCCTCCGTCGGCGACATCTCCGACAAGGACGTCGGCCGCATCTGGAGTCACGGCGTCTCGTGGCGCAACAACGCCCCGTGGGAAGCAGGCTTGTACGGGCTCGCACCGAAAGCCGTCGACCCCTACCTCGATTGGGGCACCCGCGACTGGGCCAACTACACCGTCGGCCGCGCCGCCCGCACCCTCTACGTCCCCAACAACGGCGGCACCGGCGACGTCACCGTCGGCATGTCCACGTGGGCCAAGACCGACCCCGCCGGCGGACAGGTCCGATTCGCGAAGCTCCACCTCGGCCTCGAACGCAACGACGGGAACGAATCGGCAGCGGTCGGCGTCAACTACCAGCCCGCAGGCATCAGCATGGTCGTCTACGACGCCGGGTATGTGTGGCTGCGGATCAAGGGCAGCACGTGGTCGTGGTGGCGCGGCACAGCCCCGTCGAAGGGCTGGCACTTCTACGACTGCCGTATCCGGCTCACCGGGTCGGCGATCACGTGCGAGCTGCGTATCGACGATGTGCTCGTGTCGCTGCCTGAATGGACACCATCCCCGTCGACTGGTTGGACTACTGCGGGTTTTGAGCCAGTGACCAATTTGAAGCGGAATCCGACGGCGGCGACAGCGAACTTCCCGGTGCAGCACATGCAGATCTATGCCGGGAACACCGCGACAGTGGGCGCGTACAACCCGGATGCGAAGCACCCACCGAAGACCGCCGACGGACGCCCCTTGGCGGTCGTGCACGGTTCGTCGCTCGCGGAGCTGACGTTTCTGCCGGATTCCAGCGAGGTCGAACCGTGGGAGCTACTGGGTAAGCTCGCGGGCGCGGACTTCGCCGTCGTGCACACCGACGAGTACGGCACTGTCCATTATGTACCGCACTACAACATGCGCAACGACTGGAAAATCGCGCAGGCGTCCGCGCCGACGATCGACGACGACCGGCTCCTCGGCTACCTGGTGAACCCGACGTTCGATGGGAAGCGGAACCGCATCACCATCCCGTACACCGAGCGGCGCGCCGAGGAAGCCATCGTCTGGGAATGCGACAACCCGAGTCTTTTCCACGCCAAGGAGAATTACACCACCATCCGCGACGTCGCCATCCAAGACGTGATCTCCGTCCGCGGCGGCCGCCTGCCCCACAACACCGACCCGGATGGTGCAGCCGTCGATGACGTGTACGCCGGATGCGCCGGCAACGTGTACGGGGAGAACTGGTCCGTGATCACTCCCGACGGGGTTTCGGACACCGACGTGTGGCCCGGCGAGAATCAGCGCACCCTCAAGCTGTACCAGCTCGTCTACAACGCACCCGACCCGTGGCGCAGTGTCCGGCCGTCATTCGCGGGCGGCAAACAGGGCGCGATCTTCGTGCCCGGTTCCCGCTACACCAAAGTGAACCCGCTCAAGACCACCGTGTCCCGGACGTCGGACATCGCCACCTACGGTGTGCAGGAACTGATCTTGGATGAGCACCCGTGGCGGCAGACCCGCGACACTGCGGTCGCGATCGGCACCTCAGTCCTGAACGACACCATCGTCCCGTCACCGCTGATCGACGGCATCGAGATACACGCGGACCCCAGAATGCAGTTGCGGGATGTGGTGAAGCTGACGAGTCAGGAGGGGATCACGGGTGCGATCTTCGCGCAGATCATCGGCATCACCCGGCTCGATTCGCCGTCCGGTGGCTCCATCGACCGCCTCGCCATGCGAGTGCTGCGCACCCCCGGCCAGTGGATCCTCGGCGACCCCGACCTGTCCGTCCTCGGTACGACCACGATCCTCGGGAGCTGACCGATGACTTTCCCTGTCCCCACCTACGCCGACGGCACCATCATCGACAACCCGAAGTGGTCCGCGCAGGTCGCCGCGATCAACGACTTGAACAACCGAGTCGGACCGACAGGTGTGGCGCTCAACGTCCGTGCGGACGCCCTCGAAGCGCTCACCACCAACACCGGCACCAACGGCGGCCAAGGCAACGCACGACTCGCCGACCGCCTCGGCACGGGTGTGGGCACCGGAACCAACACCACCACCGGCAGCGCCGCCTCACAGCTCGCATCACTGCGCACCCGCATGACCTCCGGCGAAACCACCGACACCGACCACGCCGGGCGCATCGCCGCGATGGAAACGTCCCGCACCAACGGGTGGAAAGGCGGCTGGGTCGCTTCCGGCACCCGGCAGCGGTTCACCGGTGGCGCAAACCTGATCTTCAACTCCAATCCCGAAACAGGCGTTGGCGTGTCGTACTCCGGAGGGCTGTTCACGTTCACGAAGTTCGGGAAGTGGGCGCTCAAGGCGACTGTCGCATTCGGCGAACCCACCTCCGGTGACTCGGCCCCGGCGGCCGGGACAGCGCTCGCGCTCCGCTTCAAACGCCAGTCCGACGGGGCAACATTCGGCCAGAACATCGGGCAGCTCGTGTCCAGCGGCTTCGGTGGCGGCACGGCTATCGGCTGGGACCCGGACATCCAGTCCGGGGCGGCCGTCTGGTCCGTGGAGATGGTGCCCTCCGCGACACCGGTCACGGTCGCCGCCGACTCCCGAGTCGCCTTCACCGCCACCTACCTCGGCAGCTAACCCACCAACCAGCAGGGGGAGACCATGCGTGTCGTCAGGAAGCCGGAGTCCTTCGAGGCCCACGAGATCACCACCGTCACCAAGGTGGCCGACTTCGAGGCCCTGTACCGGGCCGTCGTGCCGGACGGGGGCGCCACCATCGAAGCTGCGAAGGTCGGCGCGCAGTGGTTCGTCACCACCTCGGAAGACCCCTCGTGGGCCGGACGGTTCCAGGTCGGCGATCTCGTCTGCTACATGGCGCCGATCTTCATCAAGCTCGAACCGGTCGCCGACTTCGTGCCCTACGCGGACGTGTACGTCACCCCCTGACACAACAAGACCCCCGAACGATTACCGGTCGGGGGTCTGTCGCGTGTGGACGGTCAGCGCACCTCAGCGAGGAACGCACGCCACGCCAGCGAAGCAACGTCGAGCGTGCCAGCGTCGCGGTTCTTGGTGTCGCGGATGCCCACGCGGTCGGCGAACTTCACCTCGACGCATTCGCCGTTCTGGCCGCTGTAGCTACTGGTCCGCCACTGGTCAGTGTGTCGGTCGGTCATGCTGTCGTCTCCAATTTGTTGATCTGGTCCCTGATCAGAGCCTTGGTGTCGGCATCCGAGTACGCAAGCTGGCGCAGCTCATCGGCAAGCTCTGCGTACCCCTCAACGTCATCCGAGCTGTCCACGAACTGGCCGGTCCGGTGGTTCTCCATGTGCACGTGGGACTGCTGCCCCTCGAACTCGTACAGCAGGAACGAGCCGTGAAGGCCACCGTGCCAGTCACCATCGACCGGCGCGACCTGCAGGGTGACCGCCGGGAAATCGGCCACCCTCAGCAGGTATCGCAACTGGTCCGCCATCACCTCGGCGCCACCCACCCGGGCCTGGATCGCGGGCACACCGAGCACCGCGGACAGCTTGATCGGATCGTCCCGCACGATCGCGTGCTGCCTGCCGAGCCGCAACGTCAGCCGGTAGTCCACCTCGGCCTGCGTCAGCTTCCCGCCCGCGCCGATCACCGCCTGCGCGTACGCCCGGGACTGCAGCAGGCCGGGCACCTGCAGGGGCGACCACACTGTCATCGACGACGCGGTGCGTTCCAGCTCCATGACGCCGGCAAGCTGCTGTGACACACCGGGCGGGCCGGTGGTGACGAGGTTCGGTCCGGGGTTCCGGGCGAGCGTCAGGATCATCTCTTTCTCCTCGCCGACCACGCCGAGCGCGGCGACGACGGACACGACACCCTCGTAGGACGGCACGACCTGCCCCTTGAACCAGCGGGACAGGCTGGCGTGGCTGACGCCGACCTGATCGCCGAGGGCTCGCAGGCTCATGCCGGTCTCACGCTTCCGACGCTCCCAGGTGTCGCGGAGTACGCCCGCGAGTGTCCGGTCCCGTGAGGTGGCGGCCGGGCCGCCCTCCTCCGTGGTGCGTGTCATGTACCAGAGTCTATCGCGTGGCTCGCGCGGCCACCCTGGTCCCTGCCCCCGGCTTGCATCGCTGTTACGCATGGTGCAGCATGTTACGCACCAAGACTGAGCGTGTACCAGAGGAGCAGCGCATGGGAATCGCAACGTGGCTACTGCCGATCCTCGTCCTCCTCGCGCTGCTGCCGCTGGCGCACCGCGCCGTCCGCGCCCGCACTCGACAGCCGGGAGCCGACGAACAGGCCGAAGCCGAGCAGATCGAGAAGATGCTGCCCGCGTTTCAGGCGGCGAACGCACTGACCCGGGCACGACGGTGACCGCCGCCCCGGCACTGGACGTGCTGTACCGCGAGTGCACCGACGACGGCCTCCTCCACGCCTACCCGGCGAGCGACGTCCGCGACCACACCTGCTTCTACCTCCACCCCATCGGGCACATCGAAGCCCACCGGCGACCACACGTCATCGCGACCACCACCAGCAGCCGCATGTGCCCCACCTGCGCCCTCGCACTCGGAGACCACCCATGACCGGACGCCCCGGCCCGATCCCCGTCGACCCCGCCCTGCAGGTCGTGTGGAACATCTACACCCGCTCGCAGCACTACACGCCGATGATCCGCGGCGCCGTGACCCCCGCCGAGTACCGGAAGGTGGTCGGCGAGATCGCCGACGAGCTGACCGCGGCTCGCGACGAGCTGCACACGATCGCCGAGCAGGCGACCCGATGAGCCCCCGGCCGGTGCACTGGCCCCGAGACGGTGCACCGGCCGGGCCACCACAAGGACCACATGATCGACGACGACACCCCACCGTGCCAGGTGTGCCACGGCGCGAAGATCCAGCACGTCCACTACCGCGTCCACGGGCGCACGATCCACACCACCCGCACATGCCCCCACTGCCACGGCACCGGCCTCGAACCGATCTGACCGTGCGTCTGCCCCGCCAACTGCACTGGCCATCCCAACGCGACCACGACCGCGCCGAACACACCTGGCAGGCCCGCCACGACGCCACGGCCGCCTTCTACCAACGCACCCCCGTCGACGACGCACTGCTACAACGCGTCCTCGACGGACTGCGGAAGCTGTGACCGAAGCACCACCACACGAAAGGATGACGCATCATGATGGCGAAGACCCCCGACAATCGGCAGGTTTTCACCTGCCCGACGTGCAACGGGAAGACCTACAACATGGTGTCCCGGCAGGTGAAGCGCGGCAAGGAATACGTCACCGAACAGGTCAAGGAGGACTGCGGGCAGTGCGACGCATCCGGTCAGATCGTGAGCGGACCGGCGTAGGGTGGCGGCCATGCCGGACGACGAGAAGCCACAGGACCCCCCGCGCAGCTTCCGCACCGTGTGCCCGGAATGCCACGGCGACGGACACCGCACCGTCCCGACGGCGACCGTGAGCGGCATGACGGCGCTGTCGACGAAGCCGTGCCGCACCTGCAAGAAGTCCCGCAGCTCGCACCCCGGTTGGCTGCCCGGGATCGTCCCGCCGGTCTGACCCGACAGCATTCACCGAGGCCCCACCGCACACCCCGGCGGTGGGGCCTCTCTCACGTCCGGCGTCGGCGTGCGGCAACCGACTTGCGGGCGATGTCGCAGTAGAACGCGCGACGCGCCGACGCCGCAGCTTTCGCCCGGTCCTGTGGCGACATCAGCCCATGCGGGTCCACCTGCCGCTCAAACCGCTCGTCGGCCGCCGTCCGTGCCGCCGCTGTCCGGCGGGTCCTGTCCGAAGTGCGCGCCCATGAGTGGTGGGCGGCGGCCCGGGACTGCGCGGTCTTCTGCTCAGGCGTCATGCTCATGCCCAGAGTGCACAGCGCTGGTGTCACCGCGTACAGCGCTACACCCGGTCGCCGCGCGCCATCTCCATCGATGCTTTCCGCGCCCGCGCATCCGCCATCGACGACCCGTACCGCTTCACCATCTTCGACCCCGGCGTCCATCCGCCCAACCGCTCCACCACGCCCTCCGACGCGCCGTTGTCCAGCATGTCGTGCGCCCACGTGTGCCGAAGCTGATGCGGCCACACGTGGCCGAGACCTGCCGCTTCACACCGACGATCGATCATCTCCCCGACCCCTCCACCCGTGAGACGCCACGTACCGGTGTCCGACGCGCGGTATGACAGGAACAGCGGCTTCGAGGTCGCTGCCGGGCGGGTCGCGCGCACCCGCAGGTACTTGCGCAGCGCGAGCGCAGTCTTTCCCCCGATCGGCAGCGTGCGTGTCTTGCCGCCCTTCCCGGTTACCGTCACCTCCTGCGTGCGGAGGTCGAGGTCGTCGACATCGATCCCCACCACTTCGCCTCGCCGGACTCCGGTGTCGAGCAGCAGCCGGATGATGGCGGTGTCGCGGATGGCGAAGAAGTCGCGGCCGGCGGTCGCCTTGAGGAGTGCGGCGAGACTGTCGTCGTCGATGATGGGGACGGGGTGGTCCTTGGGGACGGGTAGCGGGATCCGGGCGGCCGGGTTGACAGTCAGGTCGCAGTCGTGGGTGTCGACGAGGTAATCGAGCCAGAAGCGGACAGCGAGGAGGCGCACCCGCCGGGTGGCTTCTTTCCGTCCTTGCCGGGTGAGGTGGCCGAGCCACAGGTCGATGTGGCGGCGGTCGATGTGTTCGGGGGCGGTGACGTGTGGCTGTGCGTCTCGCGCCCAGGTGATGAATTGGGTGACGCCGCGCACGTACACCTCTGTGGTCTCGGCGGATACGGTGCCGTTGTCGAGGACGATCTGCCATTCGTCGAGCCAGTCGGCGAGCGTGTCGAACAT